TTACCTTCTATTTTGTAATTGTTAACTTGCACTAAGTTAGCAGTTCTTTTTAGAATAGCAAAGCCATGGTTCCATTCATTTATTTCTAAATACTCAGGAGTAAGTTCACATAAACATCCGAGACTATATCCACGGATAGTTGTAGACTCTCCTGGACCGTATACTCTTTGTACACTGGAACTTGTTTTGTGGAAGTGATTGATAAGACAGTTAGTTTTTAGTCTCATTAGAGCAGTACGGGCTGGTACAACACCACCTGCACCGGGGATTTTATCTCCATGTTCTATAAGGAAGTCACCAAATACTACTTTGGATCTGAATGGTATATACTGTACACCATATTCTGCAACATGTAGAAGAACATCCAACCGGAATTCATCCATGTCTAGTAATTCGGATGCTTTAACTCTAAGGTATCTTTCAAATCTATTCTCATGGTTACCTGGGATAAAGTATATAGGAATATCTGGGAATCGCGATCTGCAATAGTCTAAAAATTGTCTACCTGCTTCAAGTTCTTGTTTGAAATGAACCATTCTTGGATCTTTCTCATGAAATGAAAGTTGATAGAAATCTAGTAAATCACCATTGATATATAAGGAGTCTATACCTTCTTGTTCCATTTTGGTAAATGCTACTTCTATAGCATCATTATCTTGATAGGGAATATGGACATCACCTATGATGCCTAATGTTTTACATCCTGTTGGAAACACAAAAGTCTCACGCTTGTTAGCATAAGACTCTGGTAAAAATTTTTCTTTCATAGTAAATTCTGCTTTGAGTTCTTTTTGAAATGACTTATCTTTGAGGTGTTTTCTACATACTGCACCCATTTGTCCACGGTAGTATCTAACTCTTCCGTATACTGATTCATATGAGCTAAATGTAGGATGTTCAGAAAAGATTTTTCTAGCAAGACCTTTTGATGGTGACTCTGGAAATTTTTCTAGATACTCAAGAATTATTTCAGTGCTTTTAAGTTTGTTATATCGAACTCCATTACTTATTGCCATATTATAATATACTAAAAATAATCAACATGTTTACTGTAAAACTAGTTAAACAAGGTGGGAAGTTAATCTATCCCGATGACAAAGCAAAATTAAATTACCAAATATTTTTGGATAAACTTTCTGAAGGTCAGAAGGTTGAAATGTATATTGGTCTAGCAGATACAGACCACAGTGTTGCACAATTGGCTAAAGTGCATGCCTGTATTAGAGAACTAGCCAAAGAATCTGGCTATACATTTGATGAGATGAAGACTATTATTAAAAAACAGTCTGGTCTATGCTATGATGCTGGAGATGCAGAATTCTGTAAATCATTTGCTGATTGTAGTAAGGATGAACTAGCATTAGCTATTGAAGCATGTATACAAATAGGTGAAGAAAACTATGGGATTAATTTTCGGTAGGTGCAACATATCCTTCATCACCTGGTTGAAGGATATCTTTTTCATCATAAAGAGATTCTTTTTTGGCAATTCTTTCAATTTCAGAAATCAATAATGTAACAGTATAAAAAGATCTTTCATACATGCTGAGATCTTTATACTCTTTAGTTGTCATATTCTGTAGTGCCTCTTCAACAAGATCTTTGTTTTCTTGAGACATGAACAAATAATATGCAACTTCTTTTGCCATAAGATAAAAGTTTTTGTTGACTTCAATTTTGAAGACAGCATCATCTTTCATCTCTTTTATTTTTACAGCCATAATGGTAGTTTTGTAACAAATTTAGTATAAAAATGAATAGAAAAATAGATTTAGAAGAAATAAGAACTAAAGTGTTACTTAAATTAGAGCCGTCCGGATGGAAACCAGTACTTAAATCATTTATTGAAAGTTCTGACTTTGAAATGCTTATTCTTCAATTAGTTAGACAAACCAAAGATGGTAAAAGATTTACTCCATCCTTGAAAGAAGTGTTTAGAGCATTTGAGGAATGTCCATATAAAGAACTTAAGGTAGTTATAGTTGGACAAGATCCATATCCACAATTTGATGTAGCCGATGGTATTGCATTTAGTTGTAGTAAATCTGAGGCAGAACAACCATCATTAAAGTTCATTCTTGATGAAGTTGCAAAAATGTACCCGATGGGGTATGAAAGACCCTTAGATTTGACAAAATGGACCCGACAGGGTATACTTTTGCTAAATATAGCTCTTACAACTGAAGTTAATAAGATTGGAAAGCATTACAGCATATGGAAACCATTCATAGCTTATTTGTTTGACCATCTTACTTGGACTAATAACGGGTTAATTTATGTTTATTTAGGTAAACAAGCTCAAGAATGGGCAGATTGTGTTAATGATAATAACTATAAGTTCTTTTTATCACATCCTGCAAGTGCTGCATACAATGCACAATCAAGTTGGGATTCACAAGATGTTTTTGTCAAAGTGACCGAGTTAGTAAAAAACAATTATAATTATACAATAAACTGGTAACCATGGATGAAATATTTGATAAACTTATAAAAGCAGGATTGACTCCTAATGCTTTTTATATATTGTATTGTTCAAAAATAAAAAGAGTCCCCAACTCTTTTGTGAGTCATGCTTTAGAAGTAAGAAAGCTTCAAAGTGAAAATTGGTTGTCTGAAAATTTGGATTTGACACCAAAAAGTCATACATTTATTCAGGAAATTGATTCCTTCTTTAAGAAAAGTAAGAAGAAAACATCCAGTGTATTAATGGGAGAGTCTTTTCTCGACCTTATACAAGAGTATGTAGAAATCTTCCCAAATAAAAGACTATCTAGTGGTAAACCAGCAAGAGTAAATGTGAAAACATTGGAGAATTCCTTTCGTTGGTTTTTTGACACCTATAGTTACAGCTGGGATATTATTCTACAAGCTACAAACAAGTATGTTAATGATTATGAGATGAAAAACTATGAGTTTATGCGTACTTCACAATATTTTGTAAGGAAGCAGAACACTGATAAGTCATGGGATTCTGATTTAGCTACTTACTGTGATATGATTTTAAATGGGGAAGAAGACTATGATGATAATCATTTTAAAGACAAAGTAGTATGAGTGGAAAAACAACAAGATTATTGTTGTCAATATGCGCAGTGATTGGATCATTAATGGCTTTTTTATTTATAAAAACTTACATTATTGATATATCATTTAGCCAGTATGTATTTATTGAAATCATACTTACCTTATCACATGCTGTATATAATTACACTAAAAAACACGCATTAGAAAACATACAGTCATGAGTAGTTATTTAGAAGTAAGACCTATTAAGGTCAAAAGTAAGATTGAGGCTTTTGATGAAGCTTTAGTCCATATCAAAGCAAGACAAGAAGGTAGGATAAGAAGTTTAATCACCGGTTGGCCCAAGTTTAATGATGCTTTATTAGATGGGATAGAATGGAATACCCTAACAGTTATAGGGGCCAGACCAGGTACAGGTAAAACTTTCTTTGTTGACCAATTGTGCGCGGATGTTGTAGCATTAAATCCTAATGAGAATTTTAGGGTGTTACAATTTCAATTAGAAATGCCTGGAAGGACCAGTGCAATCAGAGAGTTATCAACTCCTACACAGAAAGATTACAAAAGTCTTAACAGTGCAGGAAATACTAAACTTACTGATCAAGATTATGAAAAGTGTGTTTCTTATGTACAGAAACTTAAAGCCAATGCAAGGGTAGATGTTGTATATGACCCATGTACTGTTGAAGAGTTTATGTCCACTATTCATCACTATGTAGATAAACACTCTACAGTTATTGATGGTAAAAAGAAGTACAGTAAAGTCTTAATAACAGTTGACCACTCTACATTATTCAAGAAGTCTGCTAAAGACAAAGACAAATTTGATATGCTTTACAATCTTGGTGAAGCAATCACTTTTATGAAGAAAAACTATCCAGTTGCCTTCATTATTCTTAGTCAGTTAAACAGAAATATTGATAATCCAGAGAGATCAGAAGATGGTAAGTATGGTAATTATGTTCTTGACTCAGATATCTTTGGTGCAGATGCTTTGCTTCAGCATGCAGATACTCTGATTGGTATTAATAGACCTGCTCTCAAAAAGATTAGGTTTTATGGTCCTGATAGATTCATTATTCCGGATGAAACTACAATTGTATTTCACTTTTTGAAATCAAGAAATGGTGACACAAGAATTAGTTTCTTTAAACTAGACAAAGAACAAATGAAAATTGTAGAAATTGATACACCTCCGCAACAGTTAAAAAATAAATAAATAAGTATGACAAGAAAAGAAAAAACAGAAGAGTTGATGAAAGCTCATTTGCCTGTCTTTAGGAAACTAAAAGTGGCAGATCCTTTCTTCACATTAAAAAGCGCGTATTTTATTAGTGGAAAAAAAGGCAAGTACATTCAGGTATTTGAAAGTGAAATGGGTAGAGATAAAGATATCTATACCGAGTTTGTAAACAAAGAGTTGGTTCCTGATTCATCTGACAGACCGTTATTTGTTCTTACATACAATCCTTTTTACAAAGAGGAGTATGAAATGGAACACAAAACAACAGATGATGGCCGTGAGTATTCAGTTTATATAATTCCTATTGTGGAATTGAAAGCTATCTTACCTAATGGCAATGTAATCAGTTATTCAGATTATGAAAATGGTACATATGAGACTGAAGAGTCATCACCATTTCCAAACTTTGAAGAAGAATTCTCATTGAAACCTCAAGAAAGTGTTTTTCATTCAGATGAAGAAACCGCTTCTCATATTCTATTAAGAATTGCAGCAGATTTTCAAAAATTAGCACTAAAATTAAAGTAACATGAGTATAGTACTTCCAACAACAAAAGTAAAAGCAACTCAAGTAAATCCTAAAAGGTTATTGATTTATTCAAAACCTAAAACAGGTAAGACAACTGCTTATGCTGGATTAGAAAACAATCTTATAATTGATTTAGAGAATGGATCTGATTATATAGATGCATTAAAAATCAAAGTAGGAACTTTAAAAGAACTACTTGAGTCAGGTAATGCTATTAAAGAAGCAGGTAATCCATACAAGTATATAACTATAGATACTGTAACTGCTCTAGAGGATATGATTATGCCTTTAGCAGTAAAACTTTATAGACAAACTTCTATGGGTAGAAACTTTGATGGAGACAGTGTAACAACATTGGCTAATGGTGCCGGATATTTATATATTCGTCAAGCCTTCTTTCAAGTTTTAGATTTTATTGATACCTTAGCTCCCCATATTATTTTATCCGGGCATATTAAGGACAAACAAGTAGATGACAAAGGTCAAATGGTAATGGCTGCAAATATTGATTTGACGGGTAAAATCAAATCACTTATTTGTGCACAAGCAGATGCTATTGGTTACATGTATAGAAGAGGCAATGAGACTGTTCTATCATTTAAAACTAATGAAGAAGTAACCTGTGGTGCCAGACCAGAGCATTTAAGAAATGAAGAGATAGTAATTTCTGAAATGGTAGATGGTAAAGTTTCAGTTAATTGGGACAAAGTTTTTAAGTAATAACAAATAAATAAATAAAAAATGAACGTAGATTTAACAGACTTATTAGAAAGCAAAAGTGGTGGTAAAGGTGGTAAAAAGATTACTCCAGGAAATCACACATTGAAAATTACTAGTCTAAGTACTAAAGAAGATGAAAGATATCCTGAGAAAAAGTATATCTATGTTAATGTAGAAACAGAACCTGTTGAGGATTTTGAAGGTTTCTATATTGACAATGATCCTTCTAAAGGTCGTCACTTAGGTAAAATTGGTAAAATCAATGCAAACCCATTTGGTTACAAAGATGGTAACATGCCAAGTGGAGAACCTGTTTCACAACAACGATCAATGTTTATGTTTGTAATCAACTTATGTAAGACTTTAGGAATTACTGAATGGGCTAGAGAGCAAAACAACAAACATTCTACTGCAGAATCATTGATTGATGCATTCAATGCATCTGCACCATTTAAAGATAAATATCTTGAGTTCTGTGTAGGTGGCCAAGAATGGATTAACTCCGAAGGTTATACAAACTATAACTTACAGTTACCTAAAGCAAGCAATGGTAAATATTCTATTGCAGGTCTTGAAGAAGGGAAGTGTTTGAAGTTTGATTCAGCCGTTCATATTTATGTTCCAAAAAATAAAACTCCAGAGGTTAAAAACTTTGGTAATGATGACGATGATTTTAACATCCCATCATCTTCTACTGCTTTCAGCTTAGATTAATAGATTTATTTAAAGGTTTAAGGGGAGTTTCGGCTCCCCTTTATTATTTTAGGATTATGCTATCAACAGTTAATTTTATAACAAGTATTATAGATGTCCCTAGAGAATGGATTTTTGAATATTATTTGAATTTATCTGCTAGACTATATGGTCAAACAATAAAAATCAAATCAATCTTTAACCCAGGAGAGAAGACAGAATCAATGTATATATATTATGATGATAATAAAGGATACTATAGATTCAAAGATTTTTCTACCGGGTATGGAGGAGATTCAAGTAATCTAATAATGTATTTGTATAACTTATCTAGAAAACAGGCTAATTTAAAAATTGTTCTTGATTATGCTAAGTATATTGAAGATAATAATTATGATCCGGTAACTGAATATAAAATTGCTGCTACTTATAAAGTAAATGATTTTACTGTAAGACACTGGAACATTCTTGATCAAGCTTATTGGACTGATTTTCACATCGGTTCCAAACAACTTAGTAAATATGAAGTAATGCCTCTTGAGTATTATGTCCTAAGTAAAAATGAAGAAGATATAGAAACATCATTTACTATAAAAGGTGAACATATCTATGGTTATTTTAAAGAAGACGGTACTCTGTATAAGATTTATCAACCTAAGAACAAAGAAAAAAAATTTATCAAGGTTTTAAATTATATTCAAGGATCAGAACAACTGACATACAAAACAAAATATCTACTAATCATTTCTTCATTAAAGGATCTAATGGCATTTAATGCACTTGGTATTCAAAATATTGAAGGAGTGGTTCCAGACAGCGAGAATAGTTTACTTCCGGATAGTTTAATTGCATATTACAAAGAAAAATATACTAAAATTATTACTTTACTAGATAATGACAAAGCGGGTATTAGTGCAATGGAAAAGTATAAAGAGAAACACGGAATAAATTATGTAATCCCACCTGCTGAGAAGGATATAGCGGACTGTGTGAAAGTTCATGGTATTGAAGCAACAAGAGATAAATTATTACCTTTATTGAAACAAGCATTATGAGTTGGATTTACAAAGGAGAAGTATTTAATGACAGCAAGATTCCAGAAGGAGCTCTTGGGTTTATATATGAAATGGAAGCTATCATTGACGGCAAAGCTGTTAGATATGTTGGTAAGAAAAACTTCTATTCTACAACTAAGAAAAAGTTTGGAGTAAAAGCTCTTGCTAATATGGAAGACAAAAGAGCTAAGAAATACACTATTCAAGTAAAACCTAACTATCAGAACTACTATAGTAGTAATAAAGTGCTGCAAGATGCACATAAAGCAGGAGTAATTATAAAAAGATTTATGGTTAGGATATGTTTCTCAAAGACAGAGTTAACATATCATGAGACTAAATTTCAATTTGTAAGAGAAGTGCTTGAGAAAGAAGAATATCTAAATGCCAATATCCTTGGCAGATTTTACAAAATTAAATAGTATGACAGAAAATGATTTAAAAGGCGTGATATTACAG